GCTGCTTTTGGTGGAACTAATATCACCGATGAAAGCGTTGAAGAATACATGAAGCGTTTGATGGGCGACGATAGCCAAAAGTGATTATATGGCATTAAAGCAAGAATGTTTCTACTGTAAAGAAAAGACAGTAGCGAGACGATTACTTGGCTTTTATGTTGGTTCTACGGAACAAGTAAAATTGTGGGAATGTAGAGCCTGTAATGCTATTTGGTCAGAAAAAACAAATTGAGGGGGAGCGTATGCTCCCTCTCTTTTTTTTGGATTTTTTTCAATGCCCTATTTTAAATTCGCTTATTACTAATTTTGTTGGACTAAATGAGAGCAATCACGCTGTTGAATTTAGAATATAATATCCTATCGTTAATGGAGCAGGTGCTAATTCTTCTGCACCTAAAGCAATTAATGTAATTGATGCAAATGGGGGCAAATCAATTTGATTAGCAGCAGTAAGGAATGATGAATGCCCTGCTTGTGGTGGTGTTCCGCTATCTATTAAATCACCGCCTTGAGGAATAATATTTACAGCAACACCATGAACAGATTTAATTGTAAAAATTCTTCCAGAAACAGTATTTGCAGCAGGTAAAACAATCTGATTAGCAGGAACAGTAGTTGATACATCACCAATAAAAATAGTCGAAATTTGTCCAGACATGGTTAATCCGTGTGCTACATCAAGAATTTCAACAAGCCCCTGTGCAAACCAATATCTATTAATAATTCCACCCTCAGCAAGTAAATTGCCACCTACTTGAGTATTTGCGACACTTGTTAAAGTGTCTGCATTAACGGCTAAACCTGCATCTAACCCGCCAGTAGCAACAATAGAACCTGTTAATTGAACATTTGAGCCATCAAAAGTCATATTCGCTTCTGCGTTATGCTCATTTGCATTTGTTGTCGCAGTTAGTATTCTATTATTTCCGTTATTTGTAATATTATTCCTAGTTAATACTTGACCGTTTGATGATACTTCTCCAGCAAAATAAGCCTTACCGTTATCGCTCATATCAAGAGTCAATGCTGTTAAGTCGGCAGTTCCGTCCGAATCACTTCCTTTGAAAATAATATCTCCATCAGCATAGTCATTTTCAATTGTTAAACTACCTGTTGTAACTTTAAAATTAACCCCTGCCCCACTTCCAGTAATTTCTCCTACTTGAGTATAAACAGTAGATGTTCCGCTACCTGCATTATTATGGGCAATACTTAAGGAATTAGAAGATTTATCATTTGTTAAATATTGTATCTTCATATCAACTCCTGCACCAGCATAAGTCAATACTGCCACAATTACATCATTAAGTTCAGTATCAGCCACCTTATCTACACCTGTCGGGCTTCTTATAGCAAATGCTCCTGCTTCATTAATGACTAATAAATGATAAGCATTAGCAGCAGTAGTATAACCTAAGTCTAAATTACCTGAGTCTGAAATAGTTTCTAATTTATTATCTCTAAAGTAAGAACCTCCTTTAACGGTGATTCTCGTTGAAGAAACTCTAGTAATAGCAAAATCAGTATTGGCGTTTCCTGTTCCTGTTTTAACAGTATGATTTCCCTTTCCTGTTTGAAGAAGTCCTTTTAGTAGACCTGTATGGGGAAAATCTACGCCATCTTTTATTTCCGACAATGTTAATCCTGTTGAACTTTCTGTAAATTTATGCTTATTATTTTCTGTTTGCGACATATCATTCCACCTCTAAAAGAATAAAAAATTCTATTGTTTCTCCTGATGAGAAAGGACCAATTCCATCAAAATTAACTCTTTGTATCATATCTGATGAATTAAACAATCCTAATTCTCTAATAACTCTACCAGTAACTAATCCACCATCAACGCTAACTTTTACTTCAATTACATTTTCATCAGAATTAGCAGTTTGAACTGAAACTGCAACGCCACTTGGAACATCAAGACCATTTGAAATAGGATTGGTTGAATTGCCTCCAAAACCTAATTGTGCAGCACTATTGCCGTTAGTATCAATAACGGCTTTAATCAAAGTAGCGACTGTTTCTCTTAATTTATCAGTAATCATGCTAAATCCTCGTCTAAAAGTGTTGTTAATGTGATAGTTCCGCCACCGAATCCAAGAGATGTAGTGCCTGTATTTAGGGTTATCCCAAATCCTAAAGAGTTGCCTCCGCTTGACACTCTTTTTCTAATAACAAGCCTTAACTCATTAATACTTAAGTTCTCGATAAAATCAAAATTAACATTCTTTTCATTAAACTTTTGGCTTCTAATAGCACTATTAGTTTTTTTATTAGAAATAAGCAATTCTGCAAATCTGTCTTCTAGTTGTTTAGAGAATCTTCCCAGTTCTAGTTTTAATATTCCGCTTAATTTATGCTCTATTTGTAAAACCATATATTGAGACAATTGAACATTTTCTCTTTCTATCTCTACTTGTATAATATCCCCTGCTCTTAGTTGTCCTAATCCTTTAGAACTCAAGGTTAAAATTAATTTTGTGTTAATAGTAGAATGCAATTTAAGTAATTCTTTTGCTCTCATATCCACATCATGTTGAGTAACTAATTCTCTCTCAAACACTTCTAATGTTTTTCGCCCCACTTTTTGAATACTTCTTAAATCTTTTCTTTGTGATTTGTGGCTATTACCATACACAATAATTTCATTATGCAAATCAAAGGTGGTTTTAACTTTTTCAAACTCCATTACTTGAAAATCGCCAGAATCATTAATTAAAATATTAGAATAAAAATCATTAGATTCCTTATCTTTTATAACAAACGATTCGTTTTCATAAACTAATGATTTATTTTTCTTTTGAAGAATAAAATTAATAGCAGTTAGTAAGTCTATTCCTTGAAAATCAGGAGACATAAATAAAGGATATAATGGATTATCCATAGTAAAATTGATGTTTTCATCTTCTAATAGGTTATTAATCAAATCTTCTGACTCATTACAAATATTTACCCCAGAACCGATTAAACATCTTTTAGAATTAACATCAAAGTCCTTACCAACAGAAAGAGTAAAGGGTTCAGTTAAACTGACAATTCCTTTTAGGTCATTTGATTCAGACAAACCAATGTAATAACCTATGTCATCCCCTGTAATTAAAACTTCAGTTTGTATTTTTTTATTGATTTCTCCATCACTAATTGCCATATTGCTGGGTAAATCAATTATGCTATTGTTATTATGAGAAAGATTAGTAGGGTCACGGATAACAACATAATTACTATTTGTTTGTTTATCAACATCAACCACTACATACATTGATAAAACTCCTTCTAATTCACCAGCCGAATCTACTGAATTACCTTGAACTTGCCAATTTAAAACATCTTCATAAGTCTTATTTTCATTTGATATTTTAGTGTATTTACTAGAAAGTTCATTAAATCTGATTTGTTTAGGGCTGAACGAATAAGAAAAAGTGTGATTTGGCTGTAATAATCTATATAGTTCACTTGCATTGAGTTGTTTATCAGTAATTATCTTATGAGTGTTGGTAGCAGCAAGTGTATCTAATTCATGTGATAATACATAAATTAAACTTTCAGGTGTAGTGCCTTCTGCGCTTCGTCTTGAAGGATTAGTTGCTCCTGTATCATCTCTAATAGGAGATAAAGCATCACTCGCAGTATTATACTTTTTGCCCCTGCTAGAAGCCAAATAACACCCAGTTAAATCAACAAAATTTAACCAGTTATATTCATTTGGAGCAATGTTAGTATTGCCTCTATAATTACCAGCAGAAATAGTATAAACATAAGTATTATGATTACCTATTCCAGTTTGACTATCTTCTGTTCCCTTTATAGCAGAAGTAATATACAATTTAGGTTTAAAGGCAATTAAAGCCCCATCAGCCTCTCTTAATTCTGTATTATAAGCATTACTGGCCGAAATGCTATCATATTCTTTTGAGGCAAACTCATTAGGATTTAGGTCAAAACGAACCCTATTTACTTTAGTAATAGTATTTGCTTCTGTTTCTTCTAATAAACTAAAAGAGTTAGAGTATGAAGAGTTAAACATATTTATGCCGTATAAAGCCTGATTTAAAGAATTAGTATATTCTTTTCTAAATATTCCTCTTATAAATGGAGAAGAAATACCTGCAAATGCTTGCGCTCCCACATTATCTTCAATATTAAATCTTCCTAAAGAGACGATATTAAAGTATTTATATAAAGACTCCCACTTTGCTGCTCTTGTATTCATTCCTGTGCTATGACTTAAAGTATTATTTTTAGGTAAATTAGCAAGCCATCTAAATACACTAAAAGGATGAAATGATTTAATATTATCAATATTTGTAGATATTGGCAAAACAGAATGCATAACATAATCACTATGAGTAATTTCCCCTCCTAGTGTTTCTCCCGTAGTTTCAAACCATGAACTGTCTTTAGAATCTCCTAATCCTGTTCCGCTTTCCCATGCAAAAGTTCCACTAATTGATATACCATCATTAATTACTTCACTATTAGTAAAGCCAGTAGAATCTTGTCCATAACCTATTTTATGGCCTAAACTTATGGTTTCCCCTATAACAAATTGATTTCCTGAATCATAAAATACATGACTTAATATACTAGTAACGGAAGTTCTTGTTGCTCTAGGTATTATTTCAATAGAATAATCTGCAAATGAACCAGTATTAAGTCGTATAGAATATAAATGAGACATAAAACTAGCATTAGAAATTAAAGCATTATATAAAGCAGTTATTCTAGTTATTTTATTTACTGTTCCTGATGCAGTTGCTCCTGTTATATCAAAAGAAATAGGAGTATATGCTGAATAAGTAGAAGAACTCACACTAGGTATAGCACTTCCACTATCAACAGGATAAACAAAGAAGTTTTCAGTTGTTCCATCTTCTTTAGGTAATAGAATTAATATGTAATCTCCACTTGTTCCTGTATCAATAGAATTACCACTTCCACTAGTTAAAACAATTGTATGCTTTTCTCTTTTTAATTCAAACTTACCTCTACCCATAAAAGCAGACTTAAGCATATGAATGTTATCATCAGTTGTTACAAAACTATCTTTATTCCCTTTACCCGAAATAACCGTAGGAATATCAATATCTGCTTTTCTTACTTTATATATGTTTCCTGTATAGTATTCTCCACCATTAGTTTTATATGGCATTTGTCTTAATTCAAGAATATTATTTGTATGGCTTGCTTCTGAACTAAAACCTGCAACTGTTCCTATATATCTTCCGTTGCTATCTACAATAACATCACCTGCGACTAAAGAATGCCCGTTTCCATCAGCAGCAGCCCAATTAGCGTTTGAATCTGCTAATATATCAGTAGTTACTCCATTATGTTCATATTGAGCAGTAGTGCTAACTGTTATATTTGTTAGACCTATTGAACTAAATTCAAGCCCTAATGAATTAATTTTAGGAACAGTTGCCTTTCTATCAATAGGCATTTCGGGGTTTATTTGATTAAATGCCCAGTCTAAACAAACTTCTGTTAATCTCATCATTGAAAAACCCTTTAAAGAAGATAAGGTCTTATCACTACTAAAAATGTTTGCAGAAGAATAAGAATCGTCGTTTAAGTTTATTGATTCAGTCAAGGCAGTATCGTCTTTAGAATCACTTCTTCCTGATGAAAAAGGAGAATTTATTCCTACTATACTATAATCTTGTATATTTCTATTTCCATAAAGAAGACTAGTTTTTTTATTTTTAGAATATGGAGTAATATCAGAATTAGCAAACAAAAACATTCTTTCAACTGACGGGTCAATTATTTCTAAATATTCTTTTATAGTGTAAGGAACGAGATTGATATAATTTGCATCACTTTCATCATAACCAACTTCAGTTGAAGATAAGAAGGGATAAAAAATAGATACTTCGTTACTTTCACCTACACATTTAATATCACTATCGAAAAACTTTGAACCTGCGCTCGGCTTACCTCTTGTTTCAATAGGGATATTGTTTATTGGAGAACTATAATAACTCGATATTTTATTTATTGGAAGTAAGCCATTATTAAATGCAGAATTTTCATAATTAAATGACCCAAATCTATACCCACTAGCATAATAAGGAATTGTTTTTTGNTTACTAATTGCGTCTTTATTACTGCTTAATAATCCTAAAAGGCCTTGCTTTTTCTTTTTAATTTCCCCTTTTTCTAAATTAAATAATCTATATTGTGATTCACCGTATTTATAGAAAGTATTAGTATTAACAGTAGTAACAAAATAATTTAGTTTAAAATCTAAATTTTTAGGTTCATTATCATCACCGAAAGTTGGATGAACTAAGGATATTATTTTACCAGTATGCAAATGACCACCGTTAATTAAATTTAATTCATGAGATAATTTATCCTGTGAACTGGTATATTTATTTCCTGAATCAGGAATAGATGGGTCTAAAATAGATAATTGTTGTCCAATAGAAACACTTACTTCTCTATCAACACATATAATTGTATTTGTATTTTGACGATTAACTTGTAATATAAATCCTATAAAAGCATAGTCCGTTTCTCCGACTGTGCTTATATATAATGGCTTACCATGCAATACTTTTTGGGAAGCAGTAGTTGAGCAAAAACCTATACTTGTAGTTAATATTTTATAACTATCATTTGTGCCACTTACAGTTCCTAAATCAACGCTAGCAAATGAAATTGCATTTGTTATATCCTGAGTATTAGCATAGTTAATTTTTACTTTTCCTAAAGTTAAGGGAATATGGGAAGAGAGTTCTACTAATTTATTTGCTCCGCTTTCAGAAACATTAAGAACATTAAAATCCATCAAGGTATTAACGGTATCAAAAGTTTGATAAGTTTCACTATTGGCATCATTACCTAATGTTGCTTGGAAATAAGAATCACTTTTCATATTTCTTACATTACTTAAATGATAGCCCAAAGCATCAGGGTGAGCATCATAAGAAGAACCCACTAAATTTGTTCCTTCAACTCCATCAACTAAAGTTTTACCTCCATTAAAAAATATCCCTTTATTCGATGCACCCGATAAATGGGTGGTGGAAGAAACATAAGGATTGTTAGATAGGGCTTTATTAAAAACATATTCTTTTTTCTTTTGCTTATAAACAGGTAATCTGCTATTATTTACGCTACTTCCTGAAGTAGTGCTTGCATTAGAAAGAGTTTCTAAAGTTCCATTAATTCCGCTAGAATTAGAGGCAATTGTTCCAACATATTTCGTATTTCCCGTTTCGGTTCTAATAAAGATTTTATCTCCTGCAACGACGGTTGTGGATAAACTAGAACCAGAAGAATCTTTAAAAGAGATAATATTCGAGTTATATTCACAAGAAATTAAAGCATCTACTGAACCAGTTCCTTTTAATCTTTCTAGTTCTGCATATGGCGTTTCACTTGAATAAATAATATCAGAACTAAAGAGAGTGTTGCTATTTATTATAGGTGATAGTAATTTGCTAAAAGCATTTCTTCCTTTTAATTCGATAGAAGTTTGTCCATTTTCTTTATAAGAATCAATGGACTCAATTTCTCCATCAAATTTCTGACACTCTATATAATAATCTCCATCTATAAATATAGTTTGATTATTGGTATATGCAGTATTATCTAAACTAATAGTGAGTAATTTTTCCGTTGCGTCTGCTGAACTTACGGAAGCATAATGCTCAACAAAGTTTTTATCAATGAAAGTAATAAATAAATCACTAGTCCTAGAATTTATTATTTTAAAATTAGTTAAAATCGTGCTATTATATGGATTAAATCTTCTTCTATAAATCGTGTCGGTTTCAGTTATAGGAGGTGTTCCTGCGGTAAATTGAGATTCTGTTTCTAATCTATAATAAGATTCTAGGGTAATTGTATTTGTAGTAACTCCATTAACTAAACAGATATAGTTTCCTATTTTTATTTCATTACCCGCAACAAAATGACTGTTGGCCTTTGAAGAATCAACAGTAATAGTTGTGCTAGATATATTAGTAATAGTCCAGTCAAAGGAAACAAAATCACTAGAATTTTCTCTAAGTAATCTATTTCTAACTCTTAGAGGAATAAATTCTTTTACCTTTTTAGGCATTATTCTAAATGCATCAACTATTTTTGTTTCATTAAATGCACCTCTTCCGCCAATAGACTCAAAAATATTATTTTCTATAACATTTGCTGTTTTATTGCATTTATCTGGAGAAAAATCATAATGTAAATATCTTTTTGGGCCAGTTGAAGTAAAATTACTTATTGGTAATAATAAATCATCACCGTCTCTTCTAGCATTAACAAAAGAATCTTCATAGTCTTGATAGTCAAGAGGCAAATTAACAACTTGTCCTTCATTAGAATTATATGTGGTAAAAGTTCGTGAGCCTGTTCCTGTTGCATTATTCGACATAGTAAAAGAATTTGCGTCCTGAATACTCAAAACTTGAGTATTTGAGGGAATATTTGTTCCTGTAATAGCCATACCAACAAATAGTGCAGTAGTGCAATCAATAGAACTTACTCCCGTAACAGAAGCAGAACCAGATGTAATGTCTCCTAAAAATGTAATAGAAGCCTCAGTATCTAAAGTTCTTAAATTATCTATCATTTTTACTTTTAGCGAGTATTTACTATAATCAATAAGACCCAAGTTATAATCTTGAACAGTTAAGAAAGTAGATTTCAAAGTATCAGAAGTATTGTCTAAAGTAATAGAAGCACCACTACCACTTCTAACTCTCATAAAGTATTTAGTATTGTGGTCTAATTGATTACTTTTATCTACCGTTCCTCTAAAGTAATAATGCGGTCTTGAAACAATTAATTCTTGCCTTAATGATAGAGAAAGCCCTGCACTAAAAGCAATTGCGGTAGAGGCTTTAGGTAATTTACATAATTTAAACTTTGTATCTTTTGCTATTTCATTTCCTAGTTTTGGAGTAAAATCAAAAGAATCTCCCGTAACGTCGCTTTTTATGATTTCTGTAATCTTAGCAAAATGATGCTTTAAGTGGTTATCAGAATGAATTAAAACATAATATTCAAAGGAATCGTTTTCTATATCTAATGTGTCTAATCTAATTCCTATCTGCGAAGCATCATCATAACACTTTATTCTAAATCCTTTTGTAACCTCTAAATTAGAATAGGGGGTTTCTAAAGAAGAAGAGGAAGTTATTCTTTCAATTGTATCAGTTGTGCTATCATCAGGATAAATAGCCGTAAATATTGCACCACTCAAAGTTGGGGCTGAATCAGCATCAGTAGTTGCTTTTGGATTAGTAGGAACATCTATATTAGGAGTCGTAGCAATATCGCTGCTTCCCTGAGTAAATAACTTTAATGCCATTATTCATCAGTCTCCTCAAATCTAAGATAAAGTAAAGTATTGTTATAGTTCGGTAGTAAGTTAGGAATAAAAGGTATATTATTTCTAGAAACATCCATTATGCTAAGTTCATGAAATTCTCCCATAAATTGTTTGTTTGTTGTAGCACTACCCGAACCTTTTGCATTTGTTCCTGTTGCTCCTATAAAACAATCATTATTACCAAAACTAAATATTTCAGTAGTTGTTGCATAGGTATGCTTAGATAAAATCTTTCCATTTAAATAAAAAATAAGTGTTTTATCCGTTTGATTAAATACACAACCTATATGAAATGATTCATTTATGTAAGTTGGTTCGACAGAACTGCGAATAAATAGTTCAGTTCCGCTACTTAATGCAGGAGAATATGATGTGCTAAGAACGATTTGTGAAGCCGTTGCGGTGTTGATAGTGCCAAGAGAGGTAAAATCAAAACCACTACGATAGAACACTTCCAAAAGCCCCCCATCGAAAAGGTTCGTGGTCGTGTAGTTTGAATTTGAATTATCGAGGTTTGCCCCCGCATGAGAAGTTAAAGAACCGATATATTCAAATTCTTGTCTATGGTTTGAATTAAACCCCCTAATATCATTAGATGAAGTATATTTAAATGCTTTGTCTGTTGATGGAGTAATACAAACAGGACTTTCATAGGTTTCCAATGCAGATGTTCCTAATTTAATTGTGGCTTTTATTTTGTATTGGGCTGGATTATTTTCATTATGTAGAGTGTTATTTACTAAGGACAATGTGAAATTATCGCTAGTAAATAGTCTCATTTCATGTGTTAATCTAGCAGTTCTATTTAAATACAATTCACTTTCATGGTTGTTTTCATTACCAGCATCATATATTGATTGTGCTAATGCTGGCATTATTTTTTTAGAAGAAGTAATGCTGGGCTGACTTCTTGAACTATGTGTTCCGTAGCCATTAATATCATATGGAGTAATAATAGTTTCTATTGTAAAAGAACCAGTATGCGCCCAAAGACCATATCCTACATCATCTGAAGAATCACTATTAGAACCCGTATCGGGTATATTGTCGCTATAATCTACTTTAACACAGCCATTACAAAGTATAGGGAAAACTAATCCTCTTTGTTTTCCTGTTAATACATTATACATTTAATCACCTCATGGTAAGATAGTGGCTACTTGGAAATCCATACTAAATTCAATTTCTGTTGTTTCTCCTGACATTGTATAATTAAAATTTCTTACGAACCCTTTTAGTCCTTCATCACTTTCAGTATCGGGAAATTCCGCAGCAAATGGAACTCTTCTATTATCTTTTGCGAAAGAATCTCCTCTTGCATGGAAAGTTAATGGTATAAATCTTTCAGCAACTTGATTATAGTCCTTATCAACTGTTGAAGGAATTAAAATAACTAATTCTTGGAATGCTTGAAAGTGAGCAATTGCTGTTGAATCTACACCCGAAGCAATCATTTGAGCAACTTCTTGGGCAGTAAAATTTCTTGTAATTGCATCGCCTTCACCAAATTTTTTGGTGATAGGCATATCAGTAATAAATCCAGATAAATTTAATTGCTTATTGGACATTCCTAAATCTAAAGCAAGTCTTTGTGCTTCGCCTGTAAAAATGCCACTAAAAGGAATACCCACATCAGGTATCGTTTTATCTACGGTTACACCAACAGAAACAATTCTCAAAGGAATGGTATTTACTTGAAGATTACTGCCTTTAAAAGATTGTAGTTTTAAATATACATAAAAGTCTCTTGCCATCTAATCACCCCATAGTTCCTGAAGTAGTTCTTCTATTTACTTTATTGTTAATCATTTTTCCTATTTTATCAGCAATTCTTCTTAATTCTTGGTCGGAAGTATCTTTTGCATTTATTGTAATATTAAAAGTGTTTCCTCCTGAAGAAGACTTAACCATTCTTTTTGATTCGGTATTAGAATGAACTCTTGAATTTCTTGGTAATCTAACTAATTCTGGCCCTCTATCTCCAACAACTGACAAACCACCATCTGAAACACCACCATCTCCAAAGACATTTATTTTCTTTAAAAGAGCAGCAATAGCAGCAACTATCAAAGCACCGAGTAATACAGGCCAACCAAATATTAGTCCAAAAATAGCAGCAACCACAAGGAATATTTTTCCTATTGATTTTTGTGATTTATCAAATATTCCTGTAAAGAAGCCCTTCGCTCCCTTCCAAAGACCTACTACGAATCCAATGGCTAATGCCCCTAATATTCCTAAAGCACCAAGAAGTATTCCAAAAGTAATTTGTAGTAATCCCCAAACAATAGTCCAAACACCCATTAATACACCAAAGAAATCTCCGTCTTTGAATCCTTGATATATCTCACTAACACCTTCCCAAATAGTCATAAATCCTGCTGAAATGACTTCAATAGCGAATCCTAAAACTCCACTTACCATTTTAAATGCTTCTTTAACAGGTTCTTTTAGTAATTGGAAAGCCAAGAATAAACCAGTTACTACTAAAGTAAAGTAAAGAGTAAATCTCATTAGCATAACAAACATTTTACCTACGAATTTAAGAAGCCCTTTACCTGCGGTTTTAATATCACCGAGAGCCTTTGATTTAAAGTATAATACTATTGCGGGTAAAACCGTTTTCATCTTAGAAAAGAATTTAAAAATAGGCATAGTCTTTGGGTCTTTTAATACACCCTTTATTTGGCTTTTTCCTCCTCTAAACAAATTGCCTGTCATTTGATGTCCTACTTCTCTAACTTGCGCCCTTCTTGCTCTTACTGCTTTTCCTGCTGCTTTTTCGTGGGCTTTTCCTAGTTTGGATGATACAAAACGACCGCCTTCCTTGTATCTTTTTGATGCTGGGTCAAATGTTATATTTCTTTCTGCTAAGGCTAAGTGTTCTTTTCTTCCTTCTTCCATCTTTTTAAGAGCAGTAAAATCGGGAACTATTTTTCTTATTCCTTTTCCTAATGTAGTAAATATGTTATTAGACTCTTCTCCTGAATCTCCCATCTGTTTAATAGCAGAACCAGCCAATCTGAAGCCAGTAGATAATTTATTTACTGCTCTAAACATTCCAGGCGGTAAAAACCCATACATGACTTTTCTAGCAGAAGCCGCTTCAAAGCCAAAAATCTTTACTTTTTGATTAGTGCTGGATAAAGCAGCATCAAAGAACTCAGCAGCGTTTCCACCTTCATTAATAAATGCTTTATATGTATCTCTCATTTTTTTGAAACTGAGAGACAAAACAAGAAATTCTTTTCCTTGTTTTTCCAAAGCATTTATCGTATTAGTAATTTGTTTTGTTCTAGTTAATTCTCTTTTTTCAGTAATAGAGAGTTCTTTGTTATGTTCTGCTTCGGCTTTTTTAAGTTCTAAAGTAGAAGCAGCAAGTTGTTTAACCACCGCCTCTAAATCAGCAACTCTTTTTTCAGCCGACATAACATCACCTAAAGTTTAGACTTTTTTAATTCTTTTTCAAGCATCTCCGCCTTTAATGATTCTACTTCGTTATGCACATTTAACAAGTCTATTACAAGACTTGCTGGCATTTTATATACTTCTAAAGGACTTATTGCTAAGGCTTTAGAAAGACTATACACCATAATGAGAGAAACAGTTTGAGGGTCAGATTGACCACCTCTAATTGCCGCCCTCACTAGTCGTTTTTTTCCGAATCCTCTTCAAATGAGTTTAAAGGATTCGGTAATACCTCCTTTATTTGATTGCCAATGTAAGGAGTAAGTCTGAGAATATCAATTGTTGAAAGGGCTGGTTCAGTTTTAACCAGAAAATTTTCAACCATGTAGCGATACATAGCATTTAAATCAATATCCATATCTTGACGCTTTGCATCAATCTTCATCATACTATTCAATGCTTTATCTACTTCAAGCCAAGTGGGTTCTTTAACCCAAATCTTGAGGTATTCATCGCTTTCGGGTGCTACTTTTATCCAATGTAGCGTAGGTTCTGTTAGTGCAAATAGCGCACCTTTATCTTTTAATACTTTTTTATCGTTTAACATTTTATCCACCTTCTATACCAACAAACAAACAAACGGTGTTGGTGGAATATGATTACTTTAATTTAGAACTTGCCTTTTTCTTTTTAGGTTTCTTTATTTTAAACTCTTGGGTTTTTTTGACAATATCTAAATTTTTTAAATATTTTGAACTCATCTTAATCATCCCTGCAAAATCCAATGTGTCTTAACCTTACATTCTACTAAGTTTCTTGGCATAACAGTTGTAGCGACTTCAATTGCTCCTTTATCGTCAGGCATAGGGAAGTCATTAGCAGAAACCATATAGTCTTTAAACTTTAAAGAAATGTTTTCTCCATTATCCTTAGTGAATGTCAATTCAATGTTTTGGTTCGTGTTTTCTTGTTGATTAAGCAACTCATTATATAACAAGTTATCTGTAACATATCCTGTAAATTGTAGTTCATAAGTTCTTTCAGCAGGAACGGCCTCTTGAATACTTTTACTTCCTACACCCAAATATCTTTTATCTGTTAATGTATTATTCATTGTTAAAGTAAAAGAACTAATCTTTAGGAAAGATTGACCAAAAATACTGAATGTTCCATCGGAGAAGAAAAATGGTTCTAGTAAAGTAGATTCAGTAGCAGGTGAAGGATAGTTAAAGAAACTTCTTTCGTCTTCTATTCCTCTTCTTGCTTCATAAGATTCTGTTTTTTCTAATGAATGAACATTTCTAGTATTGTAATCCATTGTGATTTTAACTTCTTCATTTTCATTAGCCGTCATTGTCATAGTATTGACTCGACAACCTCTAGCAATTTTAACAAAGTTTAGGCTTTCATTAGCATCATTTGTTTCAGTTCTGTAAGTGTTAGTATCTGTCGCTAATTTACTAAAGACTTGTTCAATAGCAAAAGAAGGCAATAAGTCTCCATTTTGTTCAGCAAAAGTATATTCGATATGATTATCAATTAAACTAGATGTTTCAGTAGGCAAAGTTAATGCGGTCAATACTGCCAAATCATTTGTAGCAGTTGTTGTAGCAGTTAAAGCCAAAATTCCATCTGTTCCACCATTAGAAGGTATTGTTAAAGTATCTCCTGCACCCGAAACAGAAGAACCAGCATTAGTAAGATTAACGCCTGTAATTATCCCACCTAACACACTACCCATTGTTTCGGTTGTAGCAGTAGTAGTAGTTTCAGTAATATGAGCAGCACCAACATATCCTCCAGTTTTATTTGTAATAGTTAAAATTGCTCCACTTCTGGTAACATCTACATCTTTTCCGCTTAATGCAGTTAATACTGATTGTGCAATTTCAGCACCAGTAGCACCATTTTGAATTAAAACTTCTACTGAATCATTACCAGTAGACGTTGCTACTGTTGCACCTCTAGCATTAAATAATACATCTAAGGTAGATACTCCATTTGTTCCGCTAGGACTTGCTAAATTAATTGTTAAAAATCCACTATTGTAATTACTTGCTTCAGCAGGGAAAGTAACTGTTGAAGATTCAGCACTTAATGTAAGTGTTATTTCAGCATCAGTTGAAGTAATACCACTAAGAGCAGTAATTACAGCATTTCCAATAATTGCTTCATCAGCCTCAATTTGAGTTCCTGCATTACTAATCGTTGGTTGGGCTAAAACACCACCAGCCGTTCCACCAATAATAGCAGGATTAAGGAAAGGAACAGGTATTCTATTAATGCTTCTTGTAAAAATTGGGCCTGTTTCAACAAAAGCAGTAGTTGAACCATCAGTTAATGCGCTTCCATCAGTATCTAATAATACTTTATCTGCATCACTAGCATTTAGAAGTAAAGAAGTAGGAGTTGCAGTTAAAGCAGTAGTAGTGCATTCAATCCCTGTGCATTTACCAAAGAAGTAATATAGCCATGCAGCATGATTAGAAACAAAACCAAAATTACCGCCACTTGCAGTTTCAACACCTTTGTATTGGAAAGTTTTATTTCTTGTTCCTCCTAATGAAAGATTTACTTGCTTTAATTCAGTTTCGGTTGTTGGGAAAGTAGCACTTTCAACAATACCTAACCATTCATCAGCAAGAAGAGATTTAATCGTTCCGTCTTTTGGTGCAGGGGTGGGTGCGCCATAATTTTCAATAACGAAGTAATCTCCGCTAGTAATAGTTACTTCTGGAGAGAAATTAATAGTATTTGAAGTATTAGCAGTAATTCTGTGAGAAGATTGATAAGCATGACCGCTACTGTATCGGTTAATAACACAACCGACGTATAGGTTATTTACTAAAAGAAATTGTGCTTGATAATCACTATGAGCAGTAATAGGAGCAGTAATACCTAATGTTCCTGATGTTTCTGTAATTGGAATATATAAATCCAATTCAGGTATAAATGTTAAACTTGCTCCGCTTCCTAAGAATATTTCATTATTTGTCATGCTATTTCTCCCCCTTTTCCTACAAACTTACTAGGGAATACTTAATGCGAATCTTTTTGCTTCTAATGATACTTTATATCCGAACAAACGCTTGGCTCTATCATTTGATTCGCTTCTTGAGCCAACAAATAACTGATTAAATTTTTCTCCGCTACTTGAAGTATAGCCTTTCCGTTTGCTCTCAAGAACCCTACGCAGTATCAAGTATATAGCCCTTAGCCTATCTTTTCCATGTGAGGCATCTGCCCCGCCTCGCTCGTCGTGTAATACTCTTATATGCAAAGTAAATGAATACGTCTCATTTCTTAGGTCATAGTGAATTGTTGGGTATTCTATGTTTTGTGAATCTTCAAAAACAACAATTGTTGCAGGTGTTCGACTCAAATCTACACGAACACCTTTATTTGCAGACAATGTTCTAATGTCAATAAAATCAGGAGTAACAGCATGAGAAGCATCAATTGTTCCATCGCTAACAAGCGCAGTAGCATTAGATGACCAATTGTTTGATAATAAATCTAAGAGAAGAGAGACTTCATCCATCCTTCAACCTCCTTTGTTAATTCCCTTTCAATATGTTTTTCATATGCTTCTAAAGCAAATTTTATTATTTCGTCATCACTAAAACTAATATCAATTCCTAATGCTTCTGATGCCTCTTTCATAGCCAATTGTCTTTCTTTTTGGATTTGAAGCAATTCATTAAATTTAGACAAATCCATCTTAATTGCCATAAAAATCAGTCCAAGAAATAAACTAAATCGCCTTTGCCTTTCAAAATATCCATAGCCTCTTTACGAAGTATATCATATTTTTCTTTAGTAGAAATATTGCCACCCGATTCTGTAATTAGAATACTTTGGTCATCATGTCGTATAATTTCAGATGCCGCTAATTTTGTTGTTGCTTCGTGAATAGCAGAAGGAACTCTATTATCACCAGCAATATATGAAACAATAACTGAATTGTTTCTATGATAAGGATAATCTTTTAGGAAGAAAATACGGCCTTCTTCATTAATTGTCCAATAATCACCAAGCCTTCTTAAATCTTCTTTATCTGTAAATGGTTCTAATGTGCAAACCGTTGGTATTTCACTAGTAGTAGTAAATGTTAAAGTATTTGTTCCGCTTGCTGATGCTGGCGCACTTAACACCACATTTGTTGCATCAGTAATTGAAGAGATAGTAATTGTTCCTGTAATGCCTGTTCCACTAACAGTCATACCTACGGCTAATTTAGACGAATCAGCAACAGTAAGAGCCGTTGATGTATTAATAGTCGTGCATGACTGTTTTATGGTAGCCTTGAGAACACAATCAGCCCCATCATCGCCCGAAAGTAGGGATGAGAAGAGAATTTGCTTGCCATTTGACTTGGCCTTTGCTGCATAGAAAAAGTCTGAAATAGATAGATTGGAAGAAGTGAGGCTTTTTGGAGCAGTTGCACCAGTAAATTGAGACATTGAAGGAAATGATTCATTTACCAAAGAGATGATTTCTTCATTGGTTGTTTTGATGCCAAAGGTGTTATTGAACTCATCGTTTGCTAAATCAGTCAAATCGTTTTCTGCAAGCATCTCAAAAGACACACCGCTATTTGGTAATTGAAGAATAATAGAATTTAAGTCTCTAAAATTATCAAGCAAAGTTATTTTTGCTTGAGCCGATGCAATTTCAATATACTGGCTTCCTTGCCATAAAAGTAGAGAAACAATCTTCCTTACTTTCATTTTGGTTAATTGCACAAAACCGACATGACCTCCATAATATGCCTTGTGTGGCAGGTGAGAAAATTCAAAGTTATGATACTCGTCCTTTGTAATAATTGGACGGTATGAACGCTTTACCTTGTCATCAACCATTCCTTCGACCCTTTTGATGATTGAACCGACTTGAGCCAATGTAGGGTATGTTGATACAGAAAAAGCAGGAACTTGTAGTAAATTAGCAACCTCAGTAGCATTTGTATAGAATCCCCGACCTTGAGAATAATCGGGATTAATTTCTGTAAAATCGCTTGGCGAGATTGTTTGACCCATTTTTAAACACCAATCATTCTCTTTAATTTTCTTACGTTCTTTTTGAGTTTATTTGAGTAAGCAACCATGCTTCGGTTTTGTCTTGAACGAGAACCGCTTAAGTTAAATTCACCATGCTTAGTGGCTTCAAATGTTAATTCAACATAGGCTTGTTTAAAAGCATCTTCAAGGTCTTCTTTACGAACAGTTTCGGATGTTACCTTTTCTTCACCGAATTGAGCAGAATCTTTTGTGCTTTTAACTCCAGTTTCTCCAACTTCATAGTATCTAATTTCAGACTTATAATTATCTTTTTCTTCTTTTGGCAATTTAGCATATTCTTCTTCAGAAATAAAAACTGGGTTTCCATCCTTATCTTTTTCTGTCTTATGACTAAATGCCCTTTTAGATTGCTCATCAATCATAGATTGAGTTAATGGCTTTCCTTCTTTCCCTGTTTCTACATCCATTACTCGTAAATCTTCTGCTGATTCAGTAGCAAATTCTCTAAATGTTTGCGCAGTTTTCTTTTTGGTTCTAATATTTCCAATGACGTTAAAAGAATAAACTTCATCAGGAATAACTAAAAATGGGTTAAGTATTCTCATAATGATATTTTTAACTGCTTCATCTTTAAAGAAACCTTCAATTGTTCCTGCTCCATCTCCTTCAAATTCAAGATACGCTTGTTTTCCTGATTCTCCTTCAGGAGTATAATTATAGGTATAATATTTATCTCCGATTTGAATAATATCTTCATCTCTCATTTCATCAGTTCTCTTCAAATCACCTATTGCTGATAAAACAACAAAGTTATTTATTTCATCATCAGGGCTAGGTGAAATCGGAATTTTTTCACCAACCGATTCAAATTCTCCATCCTCATTTAATTTAGCCTCTATAACATAATCATCTTTAGATGAACGGCCTTGTAATTTATTTAAAACAGATTCAGGAATATTAAAAGAGTAGTCAATTACCTCCTTTGCAACATTTATTTTTGTATTGCTTGGCCGATACCCTGCTTCTTGACCTGTTGTTTCCAAAATATAATCTGCTTTTACCTTTTCTAAATCACCATAATCAAATGCTGGAAATTTAGCCTCAAAGTGTCCTTTAAGTCTAGTTCGGTTGGGTTGGTGAGAATAATTAAATCTATCATTAAGTTTTGCGTGTTCTCTAAAGAGAAGTTCAAAGGCAATTTGGGGTTCTTTTCCATATGCTGAAAAGAAATCATTAAAATCAAAGTCAGGCAGTTTCGTTTTACCACCACGAATGAAAGAAACATCAGTTCCTTTCAATCTACCGAGAACCTTTGCGTTAGTAATATCTCCAACTTTTTTATCTTCAATAAAAGAAAGATTTGCTTCATTAGGTTCTTTGTTTCTCTTACGAGAAAATAGTTTCCATGAATCAGCATCTCTTTCTAAAATAGGCTTTAGTGGTTCATTAAGAACCTTTTCTAAAATTTTCGTTAATTCTTCTTTTAGTGCCGCACTATTTGGTTCACTATCTTCAACACTTTCTCTTGCCTTTCTAATTTTACGACGAAATTCTTTATCGCCATTAAGAACATAGTCTTTCATTTGTGTTTCAATAAAAGACGCTGAACGGGGCAAACTAAGCGTTTGCTTACCCCAATTAAAATTAACCAAGTATTTCACCTCACATTAACCATTTTGCCCAAGCAGCACCTTTTTGAATTGCTGAACCTAATCCTAATCCACTTGAAGGAGGTTCATAACTCATTTGGCCTTGAGCATCAACCCAGTAAGGGCGACCATAACCATCTGTTCCCGATGGAGGAATAGGATAGCCTGTTCCATTATTCATAGCACCCTGCATTTGAGCATATTGTTGAGTATTGCCAGTTAATCCTGCAATTGCTGACGCTGCTGTTGGCTGCCCCCCAAATCCTTGAGATTCGAGATATTGTTGTTTTGCCATCTTTCTTTGCATAATGACTTCAGTATTGATAGCCGATTGTAATAACTTCTGAATATCTAAATCAATATTCTCTTGAGTAATTCTTTCGTATTCACGAAGAGCATCTCTATTGACAGTAAGGTTGCTTCCATTAGAATCAAAACTTAACTTAGCCAGCATTTGAGAAACTACTCTTTCAACAACATCTTCCATTAACTTTTCAAGAGCAACCAAGAACTGTTCCCCATGATATTGAAAGAACTCTTCAACGTGATTTTCCTGTAAAGACAATAAATTATTTACTGTCTTAAATTGTGCGTCTGATTGTTGCTGAACTGCATTTAAAACAGTTCCATTGCTTGTTCCTAAAATTCCCATGTTTATGCCTCCTTAACTAATTCTTCTTTTGTTTCTTCTTGAGGTAATTCGTTTTGTGCTTGAACATTGTGCTTAAGCATTAAATGATTGAGTCTTTCTGTCATAATGTTTATTTCTGTAATTAAGCGAATGACTTCATCCGTTGCCGTCTTTGAATCTCCTAATGCAGGTGGGGTTATAAACCATCCTGCTGATGTAAGGCTCATAACATCTTCTTTGCTTAAAGTTTTAATTGGCCCACCTTTAAGCATTTTAGGCATTCGTGGTTTAAACGCACTAAATTCTAAACCATGCTTATCTGCAAGTATCTGTTGTTGTAGCATTTCTAATTGAACATAAATAGAAGCGTGTTTAGGACAATAAGTTCCCATTAATGGCCTTCCTTTTGTTACACCATCTAAAGGCATTGGTGGGCGCATATAATCACCTTGTTCCCAAATATGATGAAAACCACAAACAACACACCTATCTTTAAGATTAAACTTTTTTCCATACTTAATGCCTAAGAACTTCTTTGGTTCTGCTTTCAAAACCAATTTAAGTTCTTTTAATTGAGTCTTAGGTTTGTATGAAATAAACTTGTATTCTTGCACAACACCGCTTGCTCTTGCCTGTTGAAGTGGCGAAAGAGCAGGGTTAAATTGTTGTGGTGCAGTTTGTCCTATAATGTTGTTTTGATACATTTACTCTTCCTCTTCTAGTATTCTTTTCCAATGCTGTTCATCTATTTTTCCTGTTGAATCAAACCTGTAATCAACATAACTCGCTGATTGATTCTCTTCTTCTTCTTCGATTCTATCATACTCTTCTGTAATTCTTTCAATTTCTTTATTTAATTTTTTTAAAATTTCATCAATTCCTTTGTCTAGTTCTTCTAAAATCTTACGTCTTATTTCTGGGTTTATTTTAATATTATAAACATAGTTACTATTTTCAAATAATCTGTTTAAGTCTAAGTCAAGATAAGGAAGATTGTGTAAATTAAAATCAAAATCGTTATAATAATTTTCATATAAGTCGTCTAAAAAAGGTTTTAATGTTTCAATACTTTTACCATATTTGTTTTTTAATTTTGTATTTAAATCATTAATGTTAATAAAAGCATTTTCATTTACTCTTCCAAGTTCGTGCATTAAAAGTTGGGTTCTATCCATTTCAAGATTTTTTCTCAAAACATTAAACCACATAATTATCAGTAGTCCTTTATCATTGTAGTAATTCCTCTATAAACCATTTCGGGGTCAGACTTTGCAGACACAATATATTTGAAACATGGTATTCCTTTATCATTTAACTTTCTCATACCGTATTTAAATGGTTCAAAAATCTCATGTTTATCTATTTCTTGACCTTCTGCTAACGGATATTTCTTTCCCCAAATGTCATATTTATTTGCCCAAATACCTACTGCCATTGGATAATCAGATTCTCTTTTCTTTTTTCCATTTGACCATCTGTTTGAAATTATTGAATCGACTAAAAA